TATCTATATGGTGAATATTGATAACGTTATTGCTCAGGGTTCATTTGATTGCGCCACCGATCCAGTCTATCAGAGCAACCTGTGCCAGGAAATTCTGTTGCCCACACGCCCGTTCCAGCGTCTGGAGGACGAGGCCGGTCGTATTGCCCTGTGTACTCTGGGTAGCATTAACTGGGGAGCGTTCCGTAATCCACAAGACATGCGTAAGGCCTGCCGTGTGCTGGTCCGCAGCCTGAGCAACCTGCTGAACTATCAGGACTTCCTGAGCGTTCAGAGTAAGTTAGCCAATCAGGACTTTGAGCCACTGGGCGTGGGTATTACCAACCTGGCCTACTGGCATGCACGCCGCAGTTATCGTTATGGTGATGCACCTGCCCTGGCTGATGTAAAACGCTGGATGGAACATCAGGCATACTACTTGACAGAAGCCAGTGTTGAACTGGCCGAAGAACGTGGTGCCTGTGAGCGCAGCCAGCACACATGGTATGGTCGTGGCGTATTCCCCTGGGAGCGCCGTGCTGAAGGTGTAAACGAATTGACTGACTTTGCTCCCAGTATTGATTGGGAACCACTACGTGAGCGTATGAAGCGTAGTGGCATTCGCAATGCCACACTCATGGCCATTGCTCCAGTTGAAAGCAGCAGTGTGGTACTGAACAGCACTAACGGCATTGAAATGCCCATGGAGTTGATCAGCGTCAAAGAAAGTAAGGCTGGTAGTTTTGTGCAAGTGGTGCCAGACTACAAGCGACTGAAGAATCGTTATCAGTTGATGTGGGAACAAACTGATTGCGTTGACTATCTGAAAACTGCTGCCGTGCTGGCTGCATATGTGGATCAGAGTATCAGTACCAACACATTCTATAACCCTGCTCACTATACTGGAGGCAAGGTGCCAGCAACCACAGTTGCCCGCAACCTGATGTTGGGCATCCACTGGGGTCTAAAGACATATTACTATAGCTTGATCAACAAGGTTGGTGCCAAGGCTGCCCTTACAGACAAAGCACAGGACAATGTTATTGCATTCAATCCCCCCATTGAAGAACTAGATGAAGAAAATTGCGAGGCATGTAAACTATGAGCGTTGAACAATACAATTTAGGCAAACACACAAATTATTTGAAGCGTCACATGTTCCTGGACCCTGCTGGTCCAGTCACAGTGCAGAGATTTGAAGAAGTCAAGTATCCCAAACTGCAAAAGTTTGAGGAAACTGCACGTGGGTTTTTCTGGGTGCCAGAAGAAATCACACTGACCCAGGACAAGATTGATCACAAGGATTCTACTGAAGCAGTCAAACATATCTTTACCAGCAACTTGCTGCGTCAGACGGCATTAGATAGTATTCAGGGTCGTGCACCAGCACAGGTTTTTACACCAGTTATCAGTATTCCTGAACTGGAGGCACTGGTCAGTAACTGGAGCTTTTTTGAGACTGCTATCCATAGCAAGAGTTACAGCCACATTATTCGTAACATCTATGGTGTGCCCAAGGAAGTATTCAACACCATACATGACACAGATGAGATAGTGAACATGGCCGCCAATGTGGGTCGTTACTATGAAGAACTGCATCAGTTGAATTGCCGCAAAGAACTAGGCGAAACAGTTGACTTACAGGCGCACAAACGAGCCATCTGGATGGCGCTGCATGCCAGTTATGCACTGGAAGCATTCCGTTTCATGGTTAGTTTTGCCACCAGCTTGGCCATGGTTGAAAACAAGATTTATATTGGCAACGGCAACATCATCAGCCTGATCCTACAGGACGAACTGTTGCACACTGAATGGACCGCCTGGATTATCAATCAAGTGGTCAAAGATGATCCAGACTTTGCACAAATTGCCCAAGACACCACCGCAGAGGTGTATGCCTTGTATGAAGAAGTGATCACGGAAGAAAAGAACTGGGCAGACTATCTGTTCAAGAAGGGTCCAGTTATCGGCTTGAATGCCGAAATCTTGCGTGACTTTGTGGACTGGACAGCTTACAATCGCTTGCGTGATATTGGTATCAAATACCAAGGGGCCCACCCCAAGTCCACTCCCATTCCCTGGTTCAACAAACATGTAAACTTGAACAAGAAACAGGCTGCACTACAAGAGACTGAAAGTACTAGTTATGTTATTGGTGTCATGAGTGATACTGTTGACAAACTTCTATTGCCTGAGCTATAATACTAAGTATTACAAAGGAGCTATAATGCGAGCCATAGTATGGAGCAAGGATGCCTGTCCCTTTTGTGTACAGGCAAAAAATCTATTGTCGTTGAAAGGCATTGACTATGAAGAAAGAAACATCAGTCAAGGCCCCTGGACACGTGAACAATTACTGGAAGCAGTGCCCAGTGCCCGAACCCTACCACAAATTTTTCTAGATGATGAACACGTGGGCGGTTTTACAGAATTAAGAGCAAAATTATCATGATGAATCTGGATTTAGAAGAAGTTTATACTTTCAAACTCACTAGCGGAGAAGAACTGGTGGGCAAGGTTGTCAGTCTCACAGACAGTTATGTTGAACTCAGTCATCCACTGAGTATTGCACCCAATCATCAGGGCATGGGCTTGATGCCCAGCATGTTTACTGCTGAACCTGAACGAAATGTGCGACTAAATACTAATGCTGTCACAATGTATGGAGAAACAGTAGATGCTGTTCGCCTTAAATACATAGAGGCCACCACTGGCATTGCGACACCAAGCAAGAAAATTGTACTAGGATAAAACTATGGGGCAATCATGCGCGGCGCCAGCACTGTGGTCTGCAACGGTATCCCTGTGGGATTGCATGTAAGTCAGATTACACCTCATCCATCTGGTGCGGTGCATGCAAAGGCAGTAACCACATCTGCAAGTCCAGATGTAATATGCGAAGGATCACCTGTACTTCGTGTGACTAGTGGAAACAGTTGTGGGCACAGTATAGTCCAGGGCAGTGGGAATGTAATTGTGTCATGAGTAATAGCGGCAAGAAAACACCACTACAACTAAACCTTGAAAGTCAACTGACTGTCAACAAAGGATGGAGACTGAATCCAGTAGCTGTTGGCTATCAGGGCTCCTGGCTGGCAGGCACTCCCTTTGCAAGACCACGCGGCTTGAGTTATAGTCAAGGCAGTGTCACCAGCACCAATTGCACTGGTGCATTGACTGCGGCACTCCCCAACTTTTATAATAATGCAGGGGATACTACAGCAATTGGTCAAATAGCCACGCCTGTTTTCCGAAATCTTATCAAGATTGGCCGCCCTATAGATAGTTTAAGAGCCAACAACAATCGCATCAATTGCCCCGGACTGGGTAATAGTCGCCCAGATACTTTTTTAACTAGTTTTGCCGGATGGGGCACATTCAAACAAGGTTGGGGCACTGACCAATTTTACAATAAAACTTCTGGCACACTTAGTTTGGTCGAAAGTGTTTATCCGCCACAGGATTATCCAGTAAAAGCCAATTATAGTTATGTCTGGAATAACTGGAGTAGTATTGTTCCTGGCCCAGGTAGCCCCAATCAGGCGGCTCAAACCACCTGGACTCCCTATCAACAACCCTATCAATATTTTCATGAGTACAGTTGGCTGACTGGCTGGCCTGGAATAAACGCCTGGCAAGAGAATAACGCATTTGGAGCTCCACAGGACCGTGAAAACAAAGACACTCACGGACCTGATCTTGATACATATGGTGCAGCTTATTTCCCCCGCCCAGACCTTGCCGCAACACAGCCCTGGCGTTTGCGCGACAGAGGTCTTATTGAGTATGACGAATACTTTAGATACGGATTTATAGGGTGTGTGGCGCGCCAGGCATACTATGAGTTTTGGTACGATACCAATACCCGCAGAAGTAATCAGTATTTTGAATTTGCACGAAGTTGGCAACAAAATTATCAATATCAGGATCAAACTAATAAAAAAATAAACAGCTTTGATGAAACAAAAACTTTCATCAAGGGTAACTATAGTAATATCAATGACCTGACGACCAGTGATTTGGCCGGCGTAAATTTGGCATTCAAGTCATTCGGTAATGATATGATAAATCTTGGCAAAACTATTGATTTGTCAACAATTTATCAATTTGGATTACCCAGTGCTTTCTTAAAATCATTGCAGAAGAATAGTGCCTTGACCGATGCACTGAGATTTGCACTACTGTACCAAGACATTAGTACAACTGAGCTGGAAAAAATTCTAGTACCCACCAGTCAGCCCACGCCCATAGAAGAAAAGAAAATTTATGAAGCCTTCAAGATAATAACAGGCAATGACCTGGGCGATATAAAAATTATTCTTAACATCGCCACTCAGGGATTGAACAGCCTTGCTGATTTACTAGACCCTAAGAAAATGTTCCCCAACAGTTACATTTCATTGACTGTTCCCAAATATAGTCCTGATACTCTCAGTGCTAAAATTTATGATTTCATTTATGTGGGTGGAAATGTCAATACACGAATACAAAATTGGGGAGATTATCTAGAGGGAATTTTGCCCAGTGACTTGGCTATTGCATGTGGTGCCTTTATGTGTGCCATGAATCAAGTTAAAAACATCAAGACGATGGATGTTGAAAAACTCAGCCAGGTTATTGCCAACCTAGAAGTTACAAACAAAGACCTGCCACAGGTTAATAGTACTGATGGAGTTCCTGGTAGTGTAGCATTGGCCAATCAAG